TGTTGATGATGCTAACCGTTCCATAGAAAACTTTTGCGGTTGTTTCCTGGTACCATGCGCTGAACTTTGTCCAATATTTTTGAAGCTCACTGATCCCGGCCTGCCAGGCAACCTTTAATGACGACCATAAAACCTTTGATGCAAGCTGGAAGTTTCCGGCAACTAATGCATCGGCGATTCCCTTCCATGATTTAGTGGCGAACTCTCTAAGTATCTGAAATTTTTCAGCCAGCCAAGCTAATGCCTTGCCTCCAATTCCTGAATAGTATAAAATGGCTGCGCCGAGTCCAGCGATTGCTACAGTCGCCAATCCGATCGGCGAAATCACCGCGGCAAGGATTGATCCTAAAACACCTATCGTCGCCCCAAGAATAGTTACTATTCCTGATAAAATGCCAAACGTGATCGCAAGGACTTTCGCTATCATCCCGAATGTAAGAAGCGCGGCCCCGGCTACTCCAGCGACTCCAATTATGGCCACGATTGAAACGACAACCCTTTTGTTTTTCTTTATCCATTTGCTGACGTTTTTTGCCATGCCTATCATCATTTTTGAAAGTTTTTTGATCGGCTTCGACAATGCCTCGCCAACTACCGAAAGAATTGCTATCCCAGCCTGTTTTAGTCTCGCAAGCGACATCGACAATGTCTTGGCCATCTTTGCGTATGCTTTGTCGGCGGCCCCGGCGCGGTTCTTCATGATCTTGATATCATCATTGAATCCTTCCATGCTCTGCAATGCCGGGAGAACACCGCGGATCGCTCTCTTGTTCGGGAAAAGTGTGCTGATGGCGTCGGGAGGAAGCTTGGCTATTTTTTCAAACACGCCCTTCAGTCCTTTGCTTTTGATGGTTGCGCTTGATAGCTCAAATCCGAGCGTCTTTGCGTATTTAGCCGCTTCATCAGTTGGCTTCAAGAATGTGGCGATAATCGCGTTCAATGCAGTTATTGCATTTTCTGTTTTTATTCCTCTGCGAGTCATAGTCGCGATAGCCGCGCCAAACTCATCCAAACCCACTCCTGCGCTTGCGGCGGTGGTTGCTACCAAACCAATAGAGGGGGCGAGCTCCCCAAAAACTGTTTTTCCGCGTCGAACTACCTGAAATAGCCAATCAGAAACATCGGCGGCTTTGTCAGCGGAAAGTCCATAGGCATTAAGAATTGTGGTGATCGCGTCGGCAGCAATCCCGGTGTCGGTAACTCCAGCTTTGGCTGCTTTTGCGGAAACAGCCAGGACGTTAAGCGCCTTTTCTGCGGGAATAGAAGCGGAGAGAATGTCATACAACCCTTTTGCCAGGGTGCCTGTACCCTCTCCAAAGTGAATGGACATTTTTCTGACACCACGAGTTAGCCTGTCCATATGCTTTTCGGGCTCGTCAAGCATGGTTGAGACGTTCGCCATCTGCTCTTCAAAATCGGCAAAAACTTTCACGCCAGCCACAAATGGCGTAGCCATGATCAGACTCGCGGCAAGCATTTTTCTGCCGATAGTTGTCACGGACGCGCTGAAAGCCATTAACTTTTTCCTGGCTCCAGTCAAACCACGGATAAGCCGATTGTCCTGCGTGTAGAGCTCGACATACGCCGCGCCCGCTCTGATGTTAGATGATGTACTCATATTTCAGTTTATTCTTTCCACTCGCAAAGCGAGTTATTTCGCTCCGGGCCGTTGCCCGGTTACGAATACGTCTTTCAAAATTCTTAAGTCCTTACCGCGTAAAATTGCCTTTACTTTCCGCTCATGCGGATTTAACTCTCTCGGTTTCACCGCCCTTTGTTTTTTCGGGTTGCGATTGACATTTATTATCAATGCCAGGATTGCCGAAGTGTGGTTCCAATTGTCCTTGCTTTTTGCCTCGGCCATTGTTATAAGCTCCCGCAAAGTCAAAGGATCTGGATTCACTCCCGCAATGCCTGCCAACTCCCAGATAAATTCATAAGTCTCTCGATTTCCTGCTCCATTTCTTTTTCGGACTCCGGGTCTTCGAGATATTTGTCCGCTACTTCGAGAGCTTTCATTTCCATCTTCTTGAATCTCCCCATCGCCTTGCGAAGCACCCGGCGCTTCGCTTCGGGGAAAAAATCAACAAGCTCCTTCAGTAAAGCTTCGGTCGCTAGCTCAATGGCGTCCCCGGCCATCGCCTGACCAAACTGCTCATCCGTGATGTTTTTCTTGTCGGCATCAGGCTTGCAGACGGCGTAAATCACATCGCAAAGGAGCACGGGATTGGTGGCAAGCTCATCTATCACGCCCTCTTTTACAACTCCTTTTATCAAGTCAATACCAAGCAACGACCTTACCCTTTTGACTGCCGCGATATTTACATCAACCGTCCACGTCCTTCCGGCATTGTCTTTGAATATTTTCATCGTTTCATTCTCCAATTTTTAAAGCGTTATTTTTCGCTCCGTAGCTTGAGCGAACCCGAATAATTGTCCCTCCGTGCTTACGGAGTTGCCTCCCCATGCCTATGGGGCCTCCTTCCAGACGGGCGCTCTGGTTGAATAAGTCGGTTTTGCGGTTACCGAAACTGACATACCTTCTTCGATTGGCTCTGATCTGGAAAAACTTGTGATCGCAAAGTCGGCATCGAGCCCTTCGCCATCCGCTCCGTCAAGAATAGCCAGCGCAATGGGACCACCTGCAAAATACGCGTTTTTAATGGCAACGAATCCGGCGTTTTCAGTGTCCCAGATCATCTCCCACTCGATTGAAGCGTCCTTCAATGCCGCCACCGTAGCGCGCCATCCGCCGTTTGCGCGGGTGGTCACATCAGCTTCCGAACTTTCGAGATTCAGGGTCACATCCCTTGCATTTGAAAGCTCGTTGGTGGCCGTTGATCCGGCTACTCCGTAATACAATTTCCCTTCTAATCCCAGTTTATACATTTCTTAAATCCTCCTTTTTTGAATTCAGCTTAATGGTTGACTTTTTCTCTGTTTTGTGCTATGTTTATATAAGTAAAAAATATTGGAATTGAGCTTATGAATGAGATGTTCACAGCCATTGTGCATAAAGAGAAAAAACTCTATGTTGCCGAATGTCCTGAAACGGGAACAGCCAGCCAAGGCAAGACTGTTGAAGAAGCTGTGCGCAACCTCAGAGAAGCTACTGAATTGTATCTTGAAGAATTTCCCTCCAAAAAACACAGCCATCCTTTTTTGACAACATTTGAGGTTCCCATCCATGCCTGAACTTCCTGTAATTTCAGGTAAGCAAGCTTTAAAGATTTTTGGCAAACTCGGATTTTTACAAGTCCGCCAAAAGGGTAGCCATGTTGTGATGAGAAAGGGACATAAAGGTTGTGTTATTCCTATGCATAAAGAACTCGCCACCGGCACTCTGAGGAGCGCAATAAGACAAGCAGGAATAACTCCTGAAAAATTTATAACTGCATATAAAAATAAGTGAATCATTTTCTATCCTTTTTTATTTAATGCTATCTGACCAAGCTTTAGGAACCCGGCTTTCCATTTTTCTCAGAGCCGGCCCCATAAATCGCCTTTTTGGGTAATCGCGGCCGGAATATTTGCCTCCAAATTCATGGGCCATTCCCGAACGTCCAACCATTGTGTAAGTCGGACCAATAATCACACTGCTCTTTTCCTTGTTGACCGAATATCTCAATGATCTTTTAAGCTGTCCTTTCCTTGTATGCGGGGGCGTTCCTTCTCTCGAGGGGCGTTTGCCCCTTCTTATGCTTCTCCTTGCCGTGAGACGGATTGCCGCGCCGGCATGATTCAGGCTTTTGAAAGAAGCTTTCTTTGCCGCATCCCTCACACGCTGGGAATAAAACTCCGATCTGCTTCTCATCGAGATCATGGGAACACCTTGAATGTCAGAGTTATCACAGATGTAAACTGGTGGAACTGCCTCAGGTGGCCGGGATCATAAATGGGCTCATTTTCCTTCTTCACACAGATTGCGCTGGGATATTCTTCCAATCGCTCCGCCTTGAACAATCCGCAAATATCCTCGACAAGTTTCAGTAATCCATCCAGCTCAGAATCATTAGAAATTTTCTTCTGTACTCCGATATCTATCTGAATCTCATCGATGTTATGAATGCGCATTCCTTGTGTTATTTTTCGTCCTTTTGGGACAACTGAAACTTTCAGAGTTTTCAATGCCTTAAGATCGTATCTCGGCAGAAGCGTCCGCTCCGCGGTAAATTCTGGCGTCAATCCCGCCCCGTTTAGAACCTCGACAACCGCATCCGCAATTTCCGTCAGCTTGCCCATCATTCACCTCACGATGCTTGTGATTATCGAGCCTATAGCGGCCAATAATGCGAGTATTGCCGCCCCGGCAGCCGAGAGAATCGTCCGTTGCATATCCGCCGCTGGTTTGCATGGCGGGTGATGGTGGATATTGGGGTCTGAAATATGCATTTTAAGCATGCCCTTCAGCTCGGCTAATTCTAAGCGAGCTTCATTAATAACCACCCATAAATCCCGATGGTCAGGTGTTTCATTTCCATTAGGCATTGTTATTCCTTTCCTGTTAATTTGCTGTGAATTCTTAACGTGTTTCTGAATGCGTCAGAGTATCTCCATTCTGGTTCATTTGCGGGAGCCATAACTTCATAAATGAAACCGTCATCGATTATTTCGTCGCCTCTTTCCGGCGAGACAAGAGTCCCGTTTATAACTAATTTTGAAGCTGTGATTAAGAAGTCGCGGCTCTCGTAGCGAACCACTCTGCCATACTCGTCTTCAATTCTAAAAACAGTCTTTCCGATGGTTGCCGGAACCTCAGCGGAGGCAAAGCCTCTTTTATAAACAACAAGAGAAGCCAAGTGTTCTTCA